CTGTCGGTGTGGTTGTCGGTCGGTTTACGCTGCGGAAGACGGCATGCCTGAAGCCCACGACGGCTGGGCGTTCTCTGGATGTTTCGAGCGGCGGAGAGGCAGGCATTGACTTTGCCAACATCGGAAGCCCAACCACGACGGTCAATCTGAGTGGAACGACGATCAGCACGTCGCAGGTTGTGGCCAGCGTGACCGGTGCTGTCGGGAGCGTTACGGGTTCAGTCGGTTCGGTGACAGGTGCAGTCGGATCCGTTACGGGAAATGTCGGCGGGAATGTGGTCGGAAGTGTGGGCAGTGTAACGGGTGCCGTGGGATCGGTTACCGGTTCGGTTGGCAGCGTGACAGGCAATGTCGGTGGAAACGTCGTGGGCAGTGTAGCCAGCGTCACAGCACGAGTGACGGCGAACACCGATCAGCTTGCAGGTCAGACGGTCACGGCGGCGAATGCGGTTACATTCCCGTCGATCGTGTCGAGTCTCACAGCGGCAGGCGTGCGGACTGAGCTGGCAATTGAACTGGGCCGGATCGACGCGGACATCAGTAGCCGGATGGCGACGTTCACACTACCGACGCACTTCAGTTCGCTGGAGATTGCCGCAAATGGTCACGTGACGGCGATTGTGAAGTCAGTCGACAACAACGCGATCACGGCCAGCAGCATTCAGGGCGGATCGATCACGGCGGCAAAGTTCGCGAGTGGGGCGATTGATGCCAATGCGCTCGCGACGGATGCTGCAACGGAAATCGCAACGGCGGTGTATACCGGCCAAATGACCGAGAGCTACCGTGCGGCTGGAGTGGCCCCGACGCTGGCGCAAGTGGCGTTTGAGTTGATTGCCCACATGGGAGATTCGGCGATTAGCGGGACAACGAAGACCCTGAAAAAGCTGGACGGCACCACGGCGAAGACCTTCACTCTCGACTCGGCCACGACTCCTACGAGCATCACTGAGGCGACATGAACGGAAGTCCGTCGAGCGTTCTCACGATGGGTTACGGCACCTGGGGAAGCACAGGGCTGGTACTCACGCTGGGCTACGGCACTGAGGCGGCACAGGAAACCGGAACGCCAACACCGGTCTGGCGTGGGAGGCTACGGCCTGAGACAATGCGATCCATCCGGCCCGACGTGGCACGGGGGAGACAACGGCCAGACGTGGGGAGGGCTTACCGATGATTGCGGCGGAACGAGTGCTGTGGAAACACCCAGACGAGTCGGTCCTATTCGGTCTGGACTTCGGCAACCTGTTGGCCAGCGGGGAAACGCTGTCATCGGTGACAGTGACCGCGACTCCATCAGGGCTGACGATTGGTTCTCCCTCGGTGCAGGCATCGGCGTTTACCGATGAGTTCACCGGGGCGACAGTGGCAGCGAACGAGGGGGCGAAAGTCAGGATCAGTGGGGGGACTGCTGGGACCGACTACGCGCTGAAGTGCACGGCCACGACATCGGCGAGTAATACGCGGGTGTTTGTGGCAACCTTGCAGGTCAGGAGTAGCTGACGTGATTGCACCTCGGGACCCGCAGCCTAAAAGGCGGCCAGTAGATGCTGGCACGAACGGAGGCGGGCAGTCACCCCAGCCAGCAACCGCAGGGGGTCAGGGGGAGATTCTCACCGATCCCCACCATATGCGGTCTGATGCCCGTCTGGTGACAATGGCGGCCCGTAGGCGTTGGCCTGTCAGCAACAAGACCCGGCGGGCAGTTTGTGACCGGTTGGCCAAGGCGGTGACAGACAGTCCAGATGATTCTGTAGCCATTTCGGCGGCCAAGGCGTTGGCGGCCATCGACGGCCTGAACATCAAGCGGGAGCAGGGACCGGCGTCTTCCGTGGTGAATGTCGGCGTATCGGTCACTCTCTCGCAGTCCGTGGAGGCGGCACTAAGTGAGCCTGAGTATCTCGCATGGCTGGAAGGACGTGGCGACACCGGCGTTATTCGCGCGGACGGCCAGTAGCGGGCGTTTCCAGATCCCTCGGCATGTCAGCACGATCAGCCGGGCCATCTGCGACACGATCACCGGCAGGAGCGAGCCTATCCTGTTGATCGAGGCTCCCCCCCGGCATGGGAAGAGCGAGTTGGTCAGCAAGTTCCTCCCGGCGTGGTATCTCGGGGTGTGGCCAGATCGGCGGGTCATGCTGGCAGCGTATGAGGCGACGTTTGCGAGATCGTGGGGACGCAAGGCCCGGCAGGTGTTCGTGGAGGCGGCGTGTCCGGTGTTCGGTCGGGTGCTGTCGGGGGACAACTCGGCGGCGGACGACTGGAGCACGACAGCAGGCGGAGGCATGTCCACGGCAGGTGTGGGCGGCCCGATGACGGGGCGAGGTGCACATCTCCTGATCATTGACGACCCGGTGAAGAACGCGGAAGAGGCACTCTCCGCCACGACCCGCGAGAACCATTGGGACTGGTGGCAGTCGACGGCGAGCACGCGATTGGAGCCGGGGGGCGTGGTCATCGGGATTATGACTCGCTGGCACGAGGATGATATTTTCGGGCGACTGCTGAAGGGCGGGGGCCAGATCAGGCGGCTGACGTTGCCAGCGTTGGCCGAGCCGGGGGACGTGCTGGGCAGGCAACCGGGGGAAGCCCTCTGGCCGGAGCGGTATCCGGTGCAACGGCTGGAGCAGATGCGGCGGGAGCGGTCGGAATACTGGTGGCGAGCGATGTTCCAGCAGCGGCCCGGCAAGTGGGGGGAATCGAAGTGGGGTCAGTACCTGGGGGATCGCGTGACGGCTGCACGGTGGCCCGATGCGTTTGAATTTGGCGTTGTGGCTGTTGATCCATCGCTGGGGGCGGACGACCGGAAGGGCGACTACTCGGCCATTGTCTTCGTGGGGCGGGCGTCTGGCAGGCTGTGGGTTGATGCGGACATCAGGCGACGCAGCGAGACCGAGATCGCAGCGGATGCCGTGGGGATGTACGCCAAGCACAAGGCGAACCTGATGGTGCTCGAAGGGAATGGGTTCCAGCGGGTGTTGGGCGAGTCGTTCCAGTCGGCGGCGATGGCAAGCGGGATCGTGCTGCCACTGCAGACGGTGATCAACACGGGGAACAAGATCCTACGGCTGTCTGCCCTCGGCCCTCTGCTGGCGGCGGACATGTTCCGATTCAGCGAGTCGCAGGGCTCCCGGCTGCTGCTGGATCAACTCGGGGAATTCCCTCGGGGTGACCATGACGACGGGCCCGACGCGCTCGAGATGGCGGTGCGGACGCTGAACGGGATCGCGGCCAACGAATACGACTCGGAGGAACTGGCATACACTCCATGACGCTGGGACGGTATCGTAGTCTGATCGTGTGGTGTGTCTGCGGGCATCCTATGAGGGTGCGTTCATCGTGGGGCAGGGTTGAATACCGCGAGTGTCTGCGGTGCGGGCGAAAGATCAAACGGACGAGGCGAGACAATGAGCGACGCGATTCGGCACCTGATGGAAGCATTCGTTCCGGAGACGGTCGACCGTAGAGGGTACCTCAACGATGATCCGACTTTCGGCTACCCGACGGCGGTCAATCCGTTCACGAGCGTCACCGATCGGACAGACGGACGATACAAGCCCTATTACGACTCGGAGGTTGACCTAGCGTACATCCGGGGGGCTGCCCGGAACCTGTCGCTCTTGACGCCTGTCGCGACGTCTGCCTTGGATCGGCTGGCGGAGTACACGTTCGGCCCGGGGTTCGAGTTCACCGCACAGGGGAAGGATCCGCAATTGGTGGAGGTGTGTCAGCGGGTGATCGATCGGTTTATCGATGATGTCGATATGACTGGCGTTCTCGACCGCGAGCTACATCACCGGAGCAGGGAGGACGGCGAGGCGTTCGGGTACCTGGAGATCGGCACCAACGGCAGGCCGACGATTTGCATGATCGAGCCGGACCAGATCCGCGAGCCGGGCAACGTGCGGCAACTGGAGGACTGGTTGCAGGACTTCGACGGCGTGACCTCGTGGTCGTTCGGGGTGCGGTCACCCGCGAATCGGCCAGCGGAAGCCCTCGGCTATCACCTGTCACGCGATGACGGCGGGTTGGACTGGGATTACATTCCGTCGCGGCGAATGCTGCACATCAAGCGGAACGTCTCCCGGAACGCTAAGCGGGGCGTGTCGGACACGTTCCTCGTGGTCGAGGAGATCGGCAGGGAGGCGAAACTCCGCCGGAACATGGCGGAGGGTGCGGCCCTTCAGTCGGCGATTGCGTGGATTCTGGAGGCTCCCCCGGGCACATCGCAGGCGAGTATCCAGACCCTCGGGGCGTCGGATGCCGTGACGCAGTACGGGCGGCAGGTGGTGGGCGGGGGCACGAAGAACCAGAACGTGCAGCGGTACAAGCCCGGCACGATCTTGAAGCCATCGCCGGGACTCACGTACAAGCCGGGGCCGATGGGAGCCGAGCGGAATAGCGGGTTCCTTGAGGTGTCGCAGTACGTGCTGCGGATCGTCGGGACGCGGTGGGCTATGCCGGAGTACATGGTCAGCGGTGACGCGAGCAACGCCAACTACGCATCGGCCCTGGTGGCAGAATCCCCGTTCGTCAAGGCGAGGGAGGCGGATCAGGCGTTCTACGCGCGGGAACTGGAGGCGTTGCTGTGGAAGGTATTGCGCCTGCAACACGACAGGGGGCTCCTGTCGGCCCGCCCGTGGCCGGAGGTCGAAGCACTGGTGGAAATCACCTGCCAGAAGCCCAGCGTGGCCAGCAGGAACGCTAGGGAACTGGCAGAGGTGTCCCAGATCCAGTTGGGGATGGGAGTCGTCTCCAAGCGGACAGCAGCCCGACAGATGGGTTTGGACTGGCAGGAGGAGCAGCGCAACCGAGCGGAAGAGGGACCTAGCCAAGTGTCTGCCCCGTCGATCATGCCGGTCAGGGAGGCGGAGGACTCGTACAGCCCGCCCGAAGCCGCGAGGAACAATGCCAGGCGGGTGCTGAAGTGGCGTGACGAGCACGGCGACGCAGTGGCTGGCATGACTCAGGTAGGATGGACGCGGGCGAACCAGCTTGCATCCGGGGAGAATCTGTCACGCGAGACCGTCGGCAGAATGGCGGCGTTCGCACGTCACCGGAAAAACGCCGACGTGGCTCCCGAGTTCGAAGACGAGCCGTGGCGGGATGCCGGTCATGTCGCGTGGCTGGGCTGGGGCGGGACCAGTGGCGTTGACTGGGCGGCGGGGATTGTGGGCAATGTCTCTGAGTCGTGCGACTGTTCGGGCTGCGGTTCGCCGGAGAACGCTGGCACTCTGCAGGCGGCAATCGTCGCGGCATTGGAGAGCGTCCGGACGCTGCCAGAGGCTCGGGCGATCTTGGAGGGATTGCAGCAGTGAGCGAACTGGCAAACCGGATGGGTGTGGAGTCCGATTTCTCAAAGCGACTCTCCCGCCTGTCATCGAGGCAACGCAGGGAACTGCGCGAACTGCTGGGGAATCCTCCCGACGTGCGGAACGTCTCGGAAGCCGATTGGAATCGCTGGGAGGAAGAGCGACGGCGGGAACTGGCGTTGATCCTGCTGGCGATCATTCTCGCGTCGTTGAACCAGCACGTCGGGGAACTGCTGCCAGCCGGTCAACAGCCGAGCGACGCAACCCGGACGCAGGCATACCGGCAGGCACTGATCAGGGCGCAGGCGATCGCGGCAGAGTCGGCACGTTCTTCGATGCAATCGGCGAAAGAGGTTGTCACGGCATCGGGTGACCTGATCCGCACAGGCACAGCGGCAGACGTGGAGAGCGTGCTGGTGTCTGCGATTGGGCCGGACCGGGACGCAGTGACTGCGGCGACTACCACGACTCTCGCACAGACCGAAGGCACCAACGCTACCGCGATCGTGCTGGAGCCTGCAGGGTACAGCCTCGTAACGCGATGGGTGACTGAGCGGGACAATCGTGTCTGCCCTGTCTGTCGGCCACTCAATGGCAAGGTACCTGATCTGTGGGGGCTGGTGCTGGATAACCTCGTGGCTCCTGGTGGCGTGCGGGCAAGTGCTGAAGTGGTGAAGAACGGCGGACCGCCAGCACATCCCAACTGCCGGTGTTATTTGCGGACGCAGGCGGAACCAGCAGCCCGCAAGATTCGCGTCCCATGACCCTAGTAAAAGTTTTAACTAGGGTTGCGTTTTGTATGAAACCCCTATTTTGTTGGGACAGATATTGCGGCTGAGTCGTGGCCCGTGACAATCGGGGTATGAGACTCACCGAACAGACGACGATCGCTCCCCGACGTGTCGACCGCGATGCCGGTTTGATCGAGGGAGTGCGTATCCTCGGGCAGGACTCACGCAACGGCAGGCGATACAGCCCGCGAGCGATGGCGGAGGCTGCCCGGCTGTACGAGGGCGCTCCCGTCAATGTGGATCATCCCGCGACCGAGCGAAAAGATCGGCCACTCGCTGAGGCGTTCGGCTGGATTCGCAATGTCCGGCTGGAATCGGGCGCGGTGTTTGGTGACCTGCACTACCTCAAGAGTCATCCGCAGGCCGAGCTTGTCGCAGAGGCAGCAGAGCGCAACCCGAACCGTATCGGCCTGTCACATCACGCGGAGGGAACCGTTCGCATGGATGGCCAGCGGGTGATTGTGGAGACGGTCGAGCGGGTTCATTCGATTGATCTTGTCCAGACTCCCGCCACCAATGCGGGGCTTTTCGAAAGCGAGCAACGCATGACGATTCGTGAGGCGGCGATGGCTGCCGGTGAGGAGAAGGTTCTCACGGCTGAGGGGATGGGCGAATATGCCGATCTGCCGGTCAAAGAGAACGAAGACTACTTCGCGGCGATGGTGTCTGCCGTCCTGTCAGGGGCCGGTGACCGTGCTTCAAAGATGAAGAAGATTGACGCCATTCTGAAGGCGCAAGAGGCGTTGCAGGCGGAGGACGCTGTTCCCGCCGCTGACGCGATGGCCGAGCCTGAAATGGAAATCGAGATGGAGGGCATGAAAAAGGCGGTGGCCGAATCACTCGCCCCGATCATGTCGAGATTCGAAGCCCTCGCCGAAGCCGTGCAGGCGGTCAAGGCCGATCACGATGCCCGAAAGCTGCTGGAGTCGACTGGCCGAGACGTGACTCCTGAGCGTGTCGCGGCATTGCTGGCTGTCGAGGCTGGCAAGCGATCAGCGTTGCTCGAATCGTGGCCAGTGATGCAGCGTGCCGGGCGTCCCTCTGTGTCTCCCCCGGCTGCTGCTGCCGTGTCGTATCCCAGTGATTCCCGGCAGTTTATCGCTGCCATTCGTTCCAACTGACAGGAGGCCGCAATGGCGGTTCGTACCGATGGATTGCCGGAGTTGCTGCGACTCCGGAACCAGTTCACGATCCAAGATGATTTCACCCGAGACGTTGACTCGGCGGACTGGGTGACCACTCTCACCGATTCGGGTACTGCCAGTGTCGGCGATGCGGCTGGCGGGATTCTCGCCCTCGTGCCGTCTGATGGCACTGTGGCGGACAACGACGAGGCCTATGTCGAATCGGCGAATGAGGTGTTCAAGTTCGCGGCGGACAAGCCGTTGCTCTTCGAAGCCCGCGTTCAGTTCACCGAAGCAAACACCGATGACGCGAACATCCTCGTCGGTCTGTTGGATGCGGTGGGGGCGAACTCGCTGCAGGACAACGGGGCCGGCCCTCCCGCATCGTACAGCGGTGCGGTGTTCTGCAAGGTCGACGGCGGGACTGTCTGGCAGACTGAGACCAGCAACAGCACGACCCAGACCACGAATGAGCTTGTCGCCACCAACACCAACAACCTCGCCAAAAAGGCTGTCACGGCTGGCGGCAGTGCTTACCAGGTGCTGCGGATCGAATACATGCCGTATTCGGCTACCAATGCCTACGTTTCGTTCTTCGTGGATGGCGTGCTGTGCGCTCAACACGATTACATCTTCACATCGGCCACCGAGATGCAGATCGGGATCGGCGTGAAGAATGGTGGAGCAAACAATGAGTTGCTCAATGTCGATTATGTCGTTTGCAGTCAGGAGCGCTAAGCAATGGTGAATGTCACTCAACTCCGGCGTCTCTTCGAGGCTGCCCAACGCGATGGTCAGATTGATCGGTTCAATACCGATCTTGCTGAGGGACTGCGGAAGAAGGAGATCCGGTTCTCGGACTTCTCGATTCGCAAGCTGTTCGAGAACTTCGTGCCTGATGGGCGAGAACTCGCGGGGCTCTATGCTCCCGGCGAGAACGGTTCGCAGGAACTGCGCGAAACCGCTTCCGTTGTGGCTTCCAGCCAGTTCGCCAAGATCAGCGGACAACTGCTCTACAACGCGGTCATGGAGGCGTACGAGCAGGAAGCCTTCGTGTTTACCGGGATCATTCCCGTTGTCAACACGCAGTTCAACGGCGAGCGTATTCCCGGCATCAGCGGCATCGGTGACGAAGCCCTGATCGTGGACGAAGGCCAGCCGTACCCGAAGGCTGGCGTTTCGCAGACCTACATCGACACCCCGACCACGACCAAGCGCGGCTTGATTGTGGAGGTCACGAAAGAAGCGATCTTCTTCGATCGTACCGGGGTACTGGAGGATCGGTGCCGGCGCGTCGGTGAAGCCCTCGGCTTGAACAAGGAAAAGCGGGCGATCGATTGCGTGATCGATGAAAACGTCACCGATCACCGTTACCGCTGGCGGGACACCACGATTGCGACCTATGGAGACAACTCCGGCAGTCACACGTGGGACAACCTCGCGGGGTCAAACGGGTTGGTCGACTGGACCGACATTGACGCGGCGGAGCAGTTGTTCTCGGGGATGCTTGATCCTGAGACCGGCGAGCCGATCCTGTTGAATCCGTCTCACCTGATCTGTACTCGGCAGCTGCTCTACACTGCCCGCCGGATCATCAATGCGACGGAGATCACTGTCGCGACTCCCGGGTATGCCACGACTGGCAATCCCACGGAGACGCGGACAAGCAACCCGATCACGAACTACACCATCGTGAGCACGAATCAGCTGGCGGCCCGTATGGGAACCGATACCAGTTGGTACCTGGGCGATCCTCGGCGAGCGTTCAGGTACATGCAGAACTGGCCCCTCACCGTCGTGCAGGCTCCCGCCAACAACGAAGCGGAGTTCACGCAAGACGTCGTGATGCGGTTCAAGGCGTCGGAGCGCGGGGCCTTCGCGACCATCGAACCCCGCGCGATGGTGAAGTGCACTGCCTGATGATGACGGCGTGAGGCCGACACAATACGCCCCCGTCGGCCACAAGCTGGCGGGGGTTCTTTTTTGGAGCATTGAGCGTGGCGAAGCAGCATAAGGAAAAGGCGGTCGAGCCTGTCGAGAGCGTGGAAACCGTGGCAGTGTTGGAGGAGTCTCCCCAAGGCGTCCAGTTGCCTCGCTGGAGGCTCCGGCCTATCGGTACGCAGGAATGGCGGACCGTTGAGGCGGAGAACGTGGAGGACGCGATCAGGGCGTTTAACGGCAGCGGCAACGGCGGGACTGTGTTCACCCGGAAGAAGCTGGAAATTGAGGCAGCCTAATGGCGACCGACGCCGAGCAAATCGCGACGATCCGCAGCAACCTGTTGGCGGCGTTGGCGACCGAATCCGCGAACCCGAAGCCGAGCTACAACATCGACGGTCAGCAGGTTGACTGGAACGGTTACAGGAACGCGATCCTCCAGCAGATCATGACGCTCAACAATCTGCAGGCGGCGGCGGTCGGGGCGTTTGAGGAGATCGGCGAGGCGACCACATGACGTTAGACATCGACGGGGACTACACCCTCTGGGACAACGGCGAGACTGTCACGCTGAGACAGATTCGCCCCGATGGTGCTACGTCGGTGACGATCGATAACGCGGTGGGCGGTGTGGTCAACAGGCAGCGTCTCAATGCGGCAGGAATCGACGTCGTGGGGGACGAGAAGGGATTCAGTCTCAATGCAACGCAGGCGGGCTCCCGTGGTGTCCAGGTGGATGACATCATCATCGATGCAAGCAATGTCCGCTGGCGGGTGTTGAGCACGAGCCAAGCGACCTTGGATACTCGCTGGACGGTCATCTGTCGGAGGCAAGTTTGATGCCTGCCGAACTGACCACGATTCTGGAGACCGTGCAGACGCAGGTGCAGGCGTTGGACCTGCCGGGGATTCCTCGTGCGAATGTCGTGGTTTGCCAGTCTGCTGCCGTTGAGATCGCCCGCCTGCCATCGGAGCGGATGCCCGCTGTGATTATCAGCCCATTCGGAGCGGAGGCGATCACGGCTGCCAGCAACGTCCGCGACGACGTTACCTATCCTGTTTTGGTGGCCCTCGTGGCATCTCTAAGGATCGATGCAGAGGAGCCGACGGACAAGCAGCGACTGGGACTTGATCAGCGGATGTCGTGGCGGCAGACGGTCCGCAAGGCGTTCTCTAATCAGCGGCTGGACTCTACACGCGGTTACAACATGTCGCTCCAGCCCTTGGCAATCGTCGATCAAACGGCGTTTGCCCGTGATCTGTTCGTCTCGGGGTTCGTGCTGAGGATCACGAATCGGGAGGGCCGGACGTGAGCATGTTGCCGAGTCTGGGGGCACTGATTAACGTGGTGTTGCAGGCTGCAGACGACGCGGCGAAAGACACGTACACACAGGCTCTTGACGATGCGATTGGATTGATTCAGAACTGGGAGCGGGAGATGTACCTCGGCCAGTTTGGGCCGGATGGCACGGCATGGGCCCCCCTGTCTCCGGTGACGATCGCCCGTAAGGAGCACAGCGCGATCCTCGTTGACACCGGGCGGATGTTCGAGTCACTCACGACGCCGAACGGAACGCAAGATACGATCTGGATCACGGGGCCGAACTGGCTGACATTCGGAACGGACGTTGAATATGCGCACTTCCACCAGACGGGGACAAAGCGAATGCCAGCCCGTCCACATGTCGGACTGAACGAAGCAACTGTCACGCAGATTAGCCAACGGTTGGCCGATGCGGTGGCGTCACGAATCAACCAGGGGATAAGCTGATGGCTGATGCGAGCATGGGACACCAGTCCCGTCTGTCGATGGCGGCGGCGGGAACGGCGATTGGATCATACACCGAGTCGTACGAGTTCATCGGCGAGAGTCTGCGGAAACAGCAGGAGATCGTGGAGACCTCGGGCATCCGGGGAACTCGATCATTGCCGATTGAGCGGACTCGGGACGGGATCTATCGGGTGAGCGGTGGGATTCAGTTTCACGCTACGCCGTCGATGCTGGACCTGATCCTCCCCCGGATCATGGGAGCCAATGAAGCGACCGACGTTTTCGCGTTCGCGGAGACCCTGCAGACGTTTGACGTGCTGTTGGATCGCGTGGCGAAGCGGTTCGTCTATGGTGGCTGCAAGATCGGGAGGGCGGTGTTCCGTGCGGCTGCTGGCGGGCCTCTGGAATTGGATGTGGATATCCTCGGGAAAACGGAGACAGTCTCCGCCACATCATTCCCGACGATTTCCGCCCCGACTGACCCGCCCTATGTGTGGTCCGATGCGGTCTGCACGATCGAGGGAACAACCCGCACTGTGACACAATGGGAGCTGACCATTGATAACCGGTTGAATGCCCGATTCGCGAATTCACAGAGCGCGACTGACATTCACACGGAGGGCCGGGACGTTACTCTCTCGCTCACGGTGCCGTATACCTCGGATGAGGTCGACTTGTACGGGATCAACACCGGCGGGGCGAGTGCTGCAACCTTCGTGCTGACGAACGGCAATCGATCGATTACATTTGCAGTGGCGGCATTCATGGTGCCGGATGCTTCCCCGGTTGTCGGTGGTCCCGGGGAGATCCTCCTTACGCTGTCGGGATCGGCCCGCAGCAGCGGAGCAACGAAGGAACTCGTTATCACCAGCGACAGCACAGCATAAGGCGACACGATGCCGAGCCCATACATTCCCGATGGCTACACGCGAGAGATGACCATTCCCGC